TATAATTAATGAACTGAAAAAGCATTACGGTTTTAGACAGTTTGCTGGTGAAAGAATTACAGGAGTAAGAAAACAAAACGTAATAGATAAAGATGACTCTTTCGATAAAAGCGAAGATTTATTTGCAATAACACCTAAACCAAAGTCTGGTGTTGATTTTATGAAGAACGCTAATTTGGCTGGTTTTGGAAAAACTGGAAAAATAAAGTTAAGAGATATTTTTGATTTTTTTGATGACGCTCCAACAAGAGATTTAAATGATCCAGCTCAATTCAATCAAATGGTTAATGAGGCATATGATGAGATTATTTATCAGCTTCAGCAAGAGGTGACAGGTCAGGGCTGGTATAGAGGTGATGTAAATAAGGCAATGAAGATTATGGAAAATATAAATCCACAATTAAAAGCTGATCCGATACTAAAAGATTTTTTACTTTTCTTAACTGGTATATCCTCCGCATTAACACCTGTTGGTAATGATTTTAAAATAGCAATTCAAATGATTAATGCTTTTACTGACACTAGTGGTGGAAAAAATAGAAGAGAAATTCCTTTAAGAAATCCTAATGAAAATTATAGTGCTAAGGACGGGGCTGTTAAAAAGAATTTAGCTAAAATAGGAGAACCTAAAAAATGGAATAAAAATGCTCAAAATTTAGAAAAACAGATAACCTTTGTACAAAACTTTATTGATGAACAGGGATTAGATGCTTTTATGAAATTTTTGTTTAAAAAAACGACAAGAAGAGATCTTGCTCCAATAAGAAAAAAATATGCAAATATGGGTCCTCTATCGGGAAAGCTAGATGAAGAGATATTTGGTTTTGAAAACTTTGGACCGAAGGTTGGTCCTTTTTTAGCCAATATAAGCGGAGTAACAAATCTCAATGTTATTGATATATGGAATACAAGAAGTATGAATAGATTAACTGGAAATATGTTTATTAGGGATAAAAAGGGTAAAATAGTGTCTTATGCTGATGCACCTAGAAATGAGTCAGAAAGAAAACTGTGGAATAGGTTTATGGAAGCAGTGGCTGACAAACTTGGTTATACAGTTGATGACACACAGGCAATTAGATGGTATTTTGAACAAGGATTATACACAAAGTTAGGAGTAAAAAGTGAACCAAAAAGCTATGCCAATGTCGCAGAAGACTTCCTCAAAGCGGCAGAAGAAACAACCAATGACACCGATGGAAGCCTTCGCCAAAGCGATGGAAATAAAAATAGAACTGATGTCGAAAAAAAGAAACAAGGCGGCAGTATAAGTATTCCTCAAAGACGATCACTTGTAAATGATGGGTTAGCTGATATAAATACTGTTATTGGAAAAATAAATTATGGCAACTAACACCGACAAAGGTCTATATCAAACAGGAGAGAAACCTGAATTAGAGATTATCAAATCGGAAACTGAAGTAGAGATTGACGGTCAACCAATCCCGACTCCCGAAGGACTAGAGATTGAAATGGATGAAGAGGGAGGAGCAACTCTCGACTTCGATCCGCTGTCCAAGCTTCCCGATGAAGTAGAGTTCTATTCCAACTTAGCAGAAGTTTTAGATGATCAACTCTTAGGAAGAATATCCTCCGAACTTTTAGATGACTTAGAGAGTGACCGCGCCTCCCGTAAAGATTGGGAAGACTCTTACATTAAGGGTTTAGATTTATTAGGAATTAAATATGAAAGACGCACTCGACCCTTCACAGGTGCGAGTGGTGTTACCCATCCGCTATTAGCGGAGAGTGCCACTCAGTTTCAGGCATCGGCCTACAAGGAGTTACTACCTTCAGGAGGTCCTGTTCGAACTGTGATGATGGGAGAAGAAAGTCCTGATAAGTATGCGAGAGCACAGCGTGTTCAAGAGTACATGAATTATCAGCTCATGAACAGAATGGAAGACTTCACCCCTGAGTATGATCAAATGTTATTTTATCTCCCTCTAGCTGGCAGCACATTTAAAAAAGTTTATTATGATGAGTTAATGGATAGAGCTGTATCAAAGTTTGTTCCAGCCGAAGACTTAGTCGTCAACTACATGACATCTGATTTAGATAGTTGTGACCGCATCTGTCAAATTGTTAATATGAGTTATAATGATTTTAGGAAAAAGCAAGTTTCAGGATTTTATAAAGATATTGATCTTGATCCCGATCAAGTAAATCCAAGTGAAGTTAAGAAAAAATATGATGAGATAGAAGGTTTAAAGCAAAACGAAAGAGACAAGTATGTTCGATTATATGAGTTTCATGTTTCCTTAGACATCGAGGGTTTTGAAGATAAAGATGAGATGGGTGAAACCACAGGAATTAAAATACCTTACATTGTAACAATTGAGGATGGATCCAGTGAGATTGTGGGTATTAGAAGAAACTACGATAAAGACGATCCGAAGAAAATGAAGAAGCAGTACTTTGTTCATTATAAATTTTTACCAGGATTAGGTTTTTATGGTTTTGGTTTACTGCATGTTATTGGTTCTCTATCCAGAGCAGCAACATCAATTCTTCGTCAGTTAATTGATGCGGGATCATTATCTAATTTACCCGCTGGTTTTAAATCAAGAGGAATAAAAATTAGAGATGATGCAGAGCCTATTCAACCAGGTGAGTTTAGAGATATTGATGCACCCAACGGTGATCTTCGAAACGCTTTAATGCCTCTACCTTACAAAGAACCCTCTCAAACTTTGTATAGTCTATTAGGTTTTGTAGTGCAGTCAGGACAAAGATTTGCAGCTATCACTGATTTACAGGTAGGCGATGCAAATCAAAATGCTCCTGTCGGTACCACAATGGCTTTACTGGAGAGAGGATCTAAAGTTATGTCCGCGATCCATAAGAGATGTTACTATTCTCAAAAAAAAGAATTCAGACTACTTTTTAAGGTCTTTGGAGATTACCTTCCTGAAACGTATCCTTACGCAGTAGAGGGTGCAGATCGCACTATTAAAGCGGAAGACTTTAGTGAGCAAGTAGATGTACTACCAGTCTCTGATCCTAATATTTTTTCTATGACTCAGAGAGTGACCTTAGCTCAAACTGAATTACAGTTAGCTCAAAGTGCTCCTGACTTACACAACATGAAAGAGGCATACAGAAGAATGTATGAGGCTTTGGGTGTTAAAGATGTAGATCAAATGTTAAGAAAAGATACTCCTGTTGAGCCAAAAGATCCAGCAATGGAGCACGCTGATCTATTAGATGGCAATTTATTAAAAGCATATGAAGGACAAGATCACGATGCGCATATTCAGAATCATATTATATTTGGCACTAATCAAATGATTTTAGGTAATCCTCCAATGGCAATGAAATTACAAAAACATATTTTAGAACATATTTCTCTCAAGGCAAAAGAGCAGGCAATGTTCTTAGCACAGCAAGGTCAAGTTCCACAGGATCAACTTGATCCTGTAATCGCAAAACTAGAAGCTCAATTTATGGTTGAGTTAAAACAGATGTCACAACAGTTATCGGGAGGAGGACAACCTGACCCCGTGGTTCAGTTAAAACAACAAGAGTTACAGCAGGATGCTCAAAAAGATCAAATGGATGCACAGGTAGACGCTGCTAAATTACAGTTGGATGCTGAAAGATTAAAACAAAGAACAGCTATTGATCAAGCAAGAATACAAAAAGATTATGATATCGCAGATAAACGTGCCGAAGTTCAATATGATAAGATGACTAATCAAACCTTGAATCAAGCGAGAAGAGATGCCTCTAACCAAAAAGGGTAGTAAAATTATGTCTGCCATGAAAAAAAATTATGGCAAAAAAAAAGGGGAGCAAATATTCTACGCTTCTAAAAATAAAGGTACAATAAAGAAAGTAGAAAAGAAAAATGGAAAGTAAATTAAAAGCAGGGTATGTTATAGATATAATGGATGAAACAACACAAAGAAGAGTTCAAAAAATTATTGATAGCACAAGAGATTTTGTTCAAGAACAAGCTGAACAAGGTATTGATTTAATAGAATTAGCTCAGGTTATGCTTTCAATGAGTAGAGAAGCTATGGTTGACGTTTATGGGGAAGTTGTTGCAGATAGCTATATTAAACAACAAATTAGTTATTTGAAAAATTCTGAAAATAGTTTAACATTACATTAATGACTAAACGATTAACAAAAACAATTCCTCCAAAAAAAGGACCTAAGTCACAAGGTATGGATATTCCTTATGGAAAAATAGTACCAGTTGGCGCTGTTCCTGAGGATAAGAAGCGTAAACGTGGCTATGGAATAGCATCAAAAGGACTTAAATTCGAAGGAGTATTCTAATGCAAAAATGGATTAAGGACCTTTGGGATAAACACCCAAAGAAAAAATGGCTCGTAATCGGTGTACTAATCGGTTGGGTAGCTGCTCAATATATCTAATCAATGTTATCTAAATTATTAGGCGGATCTTTAGTAGACACTGTCGGTAAAGTTATTGACAGTGTCCACACTTCGGAAGAAGAAAAAGGTCAAATCAAAATAAAATTACAACAATTAGAAAACGAAATTAATTCTAAACAAATGGATATAAACTTAGCTGATGCTAAGTCTACTGCTACAGGTATTGGCGGTATCATGCAAAGATCTTGGAGGCCTTTGATTGGTATGTCCTGTGCATTAGCAATATTTTGGGAATATGTTTTAAAACAATTCTTAGTGTTTATATTGGCAGCGTTTAGTGTAGATCATGCACCTTTACCTGAGCTTGACATGTCGACTTTATTTCCGCTTGTCACAGCTTTACTTGGGATGGCGGGCTTGCGTAGCTTCGAAAAAAGTAAGAAAATTACGAAATAGTGGCTTACTTTGATTATGAGGTAACTAAGCTTATTAAAGATAAGATACAAGCATTGGAGGAAGAGATAACCTCGATGAATGTTAACTCTTTTGAAGATTATAAATATTGTTTAGGTAAACTTCATGAAATGCAAAAGTTTCAACGAGATTATAAAGAGATTATGGAAAGGATGAATAAAGATGAGTAGTTTAATACTGCCAGAAGGGCTTAAAAAAGCCGTTAATAAAAAAAAGAAAGAAGAGAATGAAAAACCTGCTATGGAGAGAGTTCCTCAGGCAACAGGTTGGAGAATGGTTATATTACCTTACAAAGGTGTAGAAAAAACAAAGGGTGGCTTGTTACTTACTGATAAAGCCATCGAGGAACAACAACTCACTACTAATGTGGGTTTAATTTTAAGTATGGGTTCTGATGCTTATGCTGATAAGAATAAATTTCCCAATGGGCCTTGGTGTAAAAAAGGTGATTGGGTAGTATTTGCCAAATATGCTGGCTCCAGAGTCAAAATTGAAGGTGGAGAAATACGTATTCTTAATGACGATGAAATATTAGCAAAGTTGAAAGATCCAAAAGACGTACTAACTATCTATTAAGGAGATAAAAATGACTGAAGAAAAAATGGTAGACCTTGACACTAC